AACCTACTTTTAGAGATGAAATAACATTAAGTTATGCAGGATCAAATTGTGTAGCACAAATTTTTGATATAGATACAAAAAAAGGTGGGCAGGTTTATTTACATACTTTATTAGTGAGATTTTAATGGGTAAATTATCGAAAAAAATAAGAGAAGGGATACAAAGAGATCTTGATCAATCTTTTAATGAATTTATTCGGTTTGCTTTAGACGGACTACCTGAAGCTAGTCCTCAATGGACTGGATTTTTTGCTTCCAGTTGGACAGCCACTAAAAATAGATTAAGTCCAAGTCAGGGGGATTTTGTTAGAGACTACGAACCTTGGGCAGCTATTAAGAAGATCAAACTGGGAACTCTTAAGTCTTATCCTCCTTATGTTTCTCCTCGTTTTGATTTCAAACCAAATTTTAAGTTTGGAGAGACTGTCTATATTGGGAATAAGACTGAATATGCTAAATATGCTCTTGCCTCTCCTAAAAGCAATTTAATTCCTTACATAGGACAGTTAGGTTCCGTTGCTAAAGAAGTATTTAGAACGCAAAAAGGTGCAGGGCTTAGAATTGCAGAAAGCTCTTCTTCTCGCATTAGATACAAAGCATTATGACTCTTACTACAACCAGAGCAGCGTTTGAAAAAGCAATTACTGATGCTGTTACAGATAGCAACCCTACGATAAAAATAATTTATGACAACATTCCTTATACTTTGCCAGGTAAAACTAAAAAATATTTAGCAATAAAAATTAGTTTTAGTCAGTCAACAGTACAGGCTCAAGGTGCTGCTTCAAATTTTTACACAGGTACGGTTCAATGTAATATTTATGTCCCTAAAAATAAAGGCACATCTGAAGTTTCAATAGTTGGAGAGACAGTAATAACTGGTTTAACCTCTGTTAACAAATCAGATTATGTTGATACTTATAGTTGTGATCCTAAAGTTTTAGAGATTTCTGGCCCTTTAATGGTTGAAACAGAACAAGAATCTCATTATTTAGGAATAATTTCTTGTCAATTTTCTGCCAATGCTTAAATAATATTGTATTATATATATGAAACTAAGGAACTCTATGACAGACAGAGCAGTTGATCTCCTACGCAACAAATTTGGAGTTAGTCAGCTATATACCTATGATGTTAAACAGGAAGGTGAAGTTGTTCTCTCTATTTTCTGGCATCCTTTGACGATTGCGGAAAGGGAATCAATCCAAAAGAAATCAGGTTCAGAAGATGCTAATGAATTTGCATTAGGGCTGATGATAGAAAAAGCTTTAGATAAAAATGGTAAAAGGTTATTTGCTGATGGAGACAAGGCTGTTTTAAGAAGAGAAATTGAAGCTTCTATTCTTCAAGAGATACAATTAGAAATGCTTGGATCAGGAGAAAAGGCAAAAGTGGAGGACGCTAAAGCGGAATTGAAAAGCTAGAGGCGATTGGTATTTTCTTTTCGCCTTAGCTAAAGAGCTTGGGATGACAGTTAATAGGTTATGTAATGAATTAAGTGCAGAGGAAATGACAGGATGGGCTGCTTTTTTTGAATTAAAGAACGAAAGAGATGAAAAACAAATGGAAGAAGCGAAAAGAGGTAGCAGCAGAGTTATGAGATAGGATTAGAATAATGAAATAAAAAGTTCTGGTACGTTGTGGCGATCCAAGACATTACCTTAGTTGTAAAGACGAAGGTAGATCAATTAAATAAATTAGAGAAGTCTATTGATACTGTTGAGAAGAAGATTGGGAAGGTATCAAAGAAAGTTATTGTTTTAGATACATCGAAGGCTGTAAGAAATGTAGAAAAGCTCAATGATTCTTTAGAAAAAGCAAGCAGATTCGTTAAGCGTTTTAGTCAAGAAGCAAAAGGTTTTACAGGCGTAAGGGCTATAAGTAATGAGTTGGGGATGATGAACCAACAACTTGCTCAAGCAAGAAAAGCTTTTAATGATACAAGTGCCGCAATGAAGGCATATAAGGAAGCAAATGGGAAGTTAGAGCAAGCAGATAAGAATAGAATAAGGACAACTCAGCAACAAAATGCTGCGTTATCAATTTTAGCTATTACATATAAGAAGTTAAGGATAGAAAATGATGCGTTTGTAGCTGCTTCAGCTAGAGCATTTAGTCAGAAAAAAGGAGGAGATGGTCTTACTGGTGGAGATACATTTGGAAGTATTCAAAAAAGAGTCAAGGTATTAAAAGAATGGCCTAAAACTTTAGATGCTTCAGCAAGAGCGTTACAAGAAGTCAATTTCTTACTAAATCTTGCAGTTAAAGATAGTAAAGCTTTCAACCTTTTAGCTAAGACAAAGATTGAGTTAGAACTTAAAGAGAAAAAGATTTTAGAAGCTATCACTCCTGAGAAGAAAAAACAAACAGAAGAAGAAAAGAAACAAGTTGATTTTCTTCAGAGACATGTAAACGAGTTAGATGATTTAAAGAAAAAGTATGGAGAGATTAGAAATATAGGTTCTCAAATAAAGAATATTTTCTCAGGTTTAGGATTAGGTACTCAATTCGGATCTTCAGCAGCTTTATTTGGTGGAGGAATGATTTCCTCTGGAATCGGAGGCTTACTGGGAGGTATAGGTTTAGGTGGAACACCTGCTGCAAAAGCTTTCTCTGGTCTAGGTAAAACAACAAATATTCTTGCAAGCGTTGATGCGATAGGAAAGTTAGCAGTAGGAGCGCAGGGTTTAGCTGTAGCAGCCGATCAAGCAGCTAGAAGTGTTTTCTCTGTAGGAAAGGCTCTTACTAATTTTGTTACCAAAGGATTTATTTCTAAATGGGAATCTTCTTATTTCCAGAAGTTTCTTCGCTCTGGGATGCAGGATTTAGATATAACAAGAGCCAGTCAAAGACCTCAATTAAGTAATTTTGATGGACAGTTACAGAATTATTTAAACGATGTTCAAGCGAGTCTTTCGGGATTAGATACTCCCATGAGGAGACAGGCTCCTAAGACAGGGCCATCTCGTTTTGCCTCAATAGATGCAAGAGCTTCAGGCTTATCTTGGTTTGAAATGTTGTTCCCAGGCAACATTAAGGAGATTTTCACAGGCATGTCCATGATGGGTGGATCGCCGTTTGCTGCGGCTCAAGACATGGGTGTGGATGCTCAGAAATGGGATCAATATAATAAGGATCTAGCTAATGATCAAAAATTTACTGACCTTGTAAATCAAGAAATTAAATTAAAAAGACAAATTTTGAATCTTGAGAAAGCAAGAGCAAATGCTGTTAAAAAACTAACAGACGTACATAAGACAGAAGCACAAAAGCAACAAGAGATGATTCAGAAGTTTGATGCTTCTATGAAGGCAACAAAGACTAGAGTTCAAGCTGCCTCACCAGGTTCAATGATTGGTGGAAGGCAAATGCCTAGTCCTTATGGTTTAGGTCGTGGAGATATGGTTCCTACTGCAACAGAAAAGGCAATTAGAAGACAGAACGAGCAAAGAATGAAGCAAGCAAGAATATCAGGAAAAATACTTGGAAATGATATTAAATTATTGGATAACCACGGGAAAATAGTAGATAAACAGGCTCAATCAGCCAAGATTTCTAAAAATCTATTCTCTACATCACAAAGACGTAATAGATCCTTAAGAGCAAGACTGAAATTGATGGGCAAGAGCATGGGGATGAGTAGCAATACAAAAGATTTAGAAAGCATGATGCTTGGAGCAGGTTTCCCTCTCTTATTTGGTGGCGGTGTTGGATCTGTTGGAGGTAGTATCGCAGGTTCAGGACTAGCCTCTATGTTTGGAGTTAGTGGATTTGGAGCGCAAATATTTGGTAGTGCAATAGGGCAGATGCTAGAAACTGCTGTTTTAAAAGCTTCAGAACTAGGAAAAGCACTTTCGACTTTAAATATGGATGGGCTTAAAGAGTCAGGTATTCGTTTTACTGCTGAATTAGAAAGACAAGTTGATTTACTTACAGAGGCTGGTGAAATAGAAAAAGCTAGGGAAGCAATAAATGCCCAAGTACAAATGCAAATAGGTGCATCTAGTGGCTCGCTTAAAGATATAAATGGTGCAGTTAATCTTCTTAAGGCAGGTTGGGATGACCTTGTTGGGGCTGCTGGTGCGTTTTTAGGGATAGTCAGTGCGCCACTTCTTGTTGCTTTAGGTGCAGTTTTAAAACTTGTAGCGATGGCCTTCCAAGGATGGAATATAATGCTAAGTAAAGCAAGAGAGTTAGTAGTAGCAGTCACAGACAAACTTGCTCCAGGGTTAGGTGAAAATGTAAAAATTATGATGGATGAATTTAATCCTGCATTACAAGAAGCAATATTAAAAGCACAACAGCTAGGACGGGAGATGAAGAGAAATGCAGCCGTATTAGTGGAAGAATTGTCACTTAGAGGGCAGATGCCAACAGGTAATACATATGAAGATCAAAGAACAAGAGCTTGGGGGCAGCATTTTATTGCAACAAATAAATTCGATACTGAAACTGACAAACAAAGGAAGGCGTTAAGGAAAGAGCATGGTTTCTTTTTTGATGAAGAGGCTTTTAATGCAGAAAGAACAGCAAAAAAAGATCTTTTGTATCAAAGTCTTTTAGACAAATTGAAAAAGATAACCCAGACAGAATTTAAAACTTCAGAAGCATTAGAAAGACAAGTTGAGAATCTTAATGTTCAAAATAAAATAACAGAAAAAATCAACGCAGCTAAAGAGATTGGAGATAAAGAGTTGGTTACAAGATTACAAGGTGAATCTGAGTTAATTGCTATACAACAAAAATTGCGTGAAGATTTACTCACAGCTAAGAGCATTGAAGAAGAATTGTTGTTGGTCAAAAAAGCAATAGCAGATCAAGACAAAGTAAAATTAAAGACGACTGGTTCTCTGATAGAAAAAACAAAAGAATTAACAGACGCTCAAAAGCAGCTTAAGTCCACTTATGCGGCAATCGGTGTCTCTATTAAAGATGGCCTAGTTGAAAGTATTAATGCAGCAATAGATGGTACTAAAACATTAGGAGAGGTTGCTTCAAGTGTGTTTAGGAAAATTAGTAATGTTTTATTAAATTACGGTATTTCAACTGGTTTGGGAAGCATGTTCCCCAATAGCCCAAGTTGGCAAAAATTCTTTGGTGGAGGAATGGCTGCTGGTGGATCAGTTTCAGGTGATAAATCTTATATTGTAGGAGAAAAAGGCCCAGAATTATTTATTCCAAATTCTAGCGGTACTATCGTTCCAAATCACGATTTAGGAGGTTCTAGTGCAAACATCGTGGTTAACGTAGATGCTTCTGGTTCGTCAGTAGAAGGAGATGCAGGGCAAGCTGAACAACTTGGAACTATGCTGGCAGTGGCAGTGCAATCTGAATTAATCCGTCAAAAACGTCCTGGGGGACTTTTATCTTCATAATGACAACTCCAGCCTTTCCTATCCCTAGTTCCAATCCTTCAGCCCCACATCCTAGTTATGGAGCAAGGAAAACAAGCAATCCACAAGTTAAGACTGTCCAATTTGGTGACGGTTACACTAAAAGGCTTGTGTTTGGCGAAAATCAAGATGCAAAAGTATGGAATTTAGATTGGAAGAATATTTCTGAAACAGAGGCTGATATTATTGAAAATTTTTTAGAAGCAAGAAAAGGACAAGAAGCTTTTACTTGGACACCTCCCTCGGGTTCTTCCTCTAAATGGATTTGTCCTAATTGGTCAAAATCAATTCCTTACTTAAGTCGAGCTACAATTCAAGCAACATTTTCTGAAGTTTTTGAACCCTAATGGCAGTTGCAGCATGGGCGGCAGGAGCCTCTTATTCGTTAGGTAACATTAAAAGAGCAACGACTGCTCAGGTAACAGGTCTGCTGTTTAAGGTTACTGCTGTTTCGGGGAGTGCTCCTTATACAAGTGCCTCAACAGAACCTGATTGGCCTACGGATATTGGATCAACGGTTGTAGATAACGAGATAACTTGGACAGCAATTAGCAGCCTTTATGAAGATTTATCTGTTCTTGCTCCTAATGCAATTATTCAATTTTTTGAGATACATTTAATTGCGGCAATTCATGGATCTAATACTCCTTATAGGTGGC